CCCACCGGGTGGCAGTGCTTGAAGAAGGCATGAAGTTTCAGCCCATCGGCATACCGCCGGAGCAGGCCCAGTTTTTAGAGACAAGAAAATTCCAAATCAATGAGATAGCCAGGATTTTCAGGATACCACCGCACATGATCGGCGATCTTGAAAAGTCCAGTTTCTCTAATATAGAGCAGCAGAGTCTTGAGTTTGTGAAATACACCCTGGATCCCTGGGTGGTGCGCTGGGAACAGGCTATGCAGAGAGCGCTCTTATCCCCAGGTGAAAAGAAAGATTACTTCATCAAATTCAATGTGGACGGACTCTTGCGGGGCGATTACCAAAGCAGGATGAACGGTTATGCAGTAGGCAGGCAAAACGGCTGGATGTCCTCCAATGACATCCGGGAGTTAGAAAACTTAAACCGGATTCCCGAGGAACTGGGCGGCGATCTGTATCTCATTAACGGCAATATGACCAAGCTGGTGGATGCCGGGATATTTGCCAGTAAGAACAATAATGAAACGGGGGTGGGGAACTTTGAAGAGAAAGTTTTGGAACTGGGTCAGGAACGAGGGAAGCCGAACCCTCTACCTTGACGGAGCCATTGCCGAGGAGACCTGGTTCGGCGATGAGATAACTCCCAAGCAATTTAAAAACGAGCTATTTAGCGAAAACGGCGACATCACCATTTGGATCAACTCTCCAGGTGGTGATGTTTTTGCTGCCAGTCAAATCTACAACATGCTGATGGATTACCCAGGCCAGGTCACCGTAAAAATCGACGGCATCGCGGCCAGTGCCGCCTCGGTAATTGCCATGGCGGGCGGGGAAGTGTTCATGTCACCGGTATCCATGATGATGATCCACAATCCCATGACCATAGCTTTCGGTGACAGTGGGGAGATGGAAAAGGCCATTGCCATGTTAGGTGAAGTGAAGGAAAGCATCATCAACGCCTACGAACTGAAAACCGGTCTTTCCCGAGCCAAACTGTCGCATCTGATGGATGCGGAGAGCTGGTTCAATGCTAAAAAGGCAGTGGAGTTAGGGTTTGCCGATGCGATTCTGTTTACTGCGACCAATGAGTCCAGTCCGGAAAATGAAGGCCTCATTTTCAGCAACCTGGCGGTGGTCAACTCGCTAATTAATAAGCTGCCGCGTCAGGAAAAGAAACCCGGATCAGCCATAACCATTTTGGACAAGAGGCTTGACCTCTTGAAATTTTAAGGAGGGATTTGTTAATGAGCAAAATATTGGAGCTGCGGGAGAAAAGAGCCCAGGCCTGGGAAACCGCCAAGGCATTTCTGGATTCCAAAAGAGGCAGCGACGGTTTGATCTCCGCTGAGGACACCGCTGTTTATGAAAAGATGGAAGCGGAGGTAGTAAACCTGGGTAGGGAAATCGACCGGCTGGAGCGACAGCAAACTATGGACCTGGAACTGGCCAAACCGCTGAACTCACCGATTTTAGCCAAGCCTTCAGTAAACGGAGAACAGAAAACCGGCCGGGCCAGCGACGAATACAAACAGGCTTTTTGGAAAACTATGCGCAGTAAAAACAGCTTCGAAGTGCAGAATGCATTACAGATCGGTACTGACAGCGAGGGTGGCTACCTGGTTCCGGACGAGTTTGAACGCACCCTGATCGAAGCCCTGCAGGAAGAAAACATTTTTAGGCAATTAGCCAACATAATCACCACTTCTTCAGGTGACCGGAAGATTCCGGTAGTGGCCAGCAAAGGGACTGCTTCCTGGGTGGATGAAGAAGGAGCCATCCCGGAATCAGACGATGCCTTCGGGCAGGTATCCATCGGTGCCTATAAACTGGCAACCATGATCAAGGTTTCAGAGGAACTGTTAAATGACAGCGTATTTAATCTGGAACAGTACATTGCCAAAGAGTTTGCTAGGAGAATCGGGGCCAAGGAGGAAGAAGCCTTTTTCGTTGGCGATGGCAGCGGCAAACCTACCGGCATATTAAATGCTACGGGCGGGGCGGAACTGGGTGTCACCGCTGCTTCAGCAACCGCTGTTACAGTGGATGAAGTCATGGATTTGTTCTACAGCCTGAAATCCCCGTACCGAAAGAATGCTGTATTCGTGATGAACGATGCTACAGTCAAGGCTATCCGGAAACTTAAGGACGGCAACGGGCAATACTTATGGCAGCCGTCCATTACTTCCGGCCAGCCGGATACGATTTTGAACCGGCCGGTTAAGACCTCGGCTTATGTGCCGACTATCGCATCAGCTAAAAAGACTATCGCTTTCGGCGACTTCGGCTACTACTGGGTGGCGGACCGGCAGGGACGCTCTTTCCAGAGACTAAACGAGCTTTATGCGGCTACTGGGCAAGTGGGCTTTAAGGCCACGCAGAGGGTGGACGGCAAGCTGATCCTGGCCGAAGCCATTAAAGTCCTGCAGATGAAAGCGTAGGTGAGACTTAGATGAGCAATGTTAAAAATTATACCGAGCAAGGCGGAGAGAAAACCGTTGTCAGCGGTTCGCTTGAGATTACGGCTGAAGGGAGGCTCACGATCGCAGAAGGGGCGACAATAGAAGGTATCTTATCTGTCCCGGTGGTTGATGCCCTTGATTCAACCTCGGCTACCAGCGCTCTATCAGCCAAACAGGGCAAGGTCCTAAACGATGCCCTGGCTGCCAAGACTTCTGCCAACCAGGCTGACAGCACGGCAACCGAAGTGGCAGGACTGGTGACCGATTTCAACGCTCTCTTGGCCAAGCTAATCGCGGCGGGCTTAATGGCAGCCGCCGAGTAATTCTGGGAGGTGGGCGTATTGGTCGTTACCTTGGAGGAAGCCAAGCTGTATCTGAAAGTTGACGGCGATGAGGACGATACGCTCATCGCCGATCTTATCAATGCCGCCGAGGAACTCAGTCAGGACATCCTGCGCTGTCCTTTAACCGAATTTGCTTTAGTACCCGAAACCGTCAAGCAAGCGGTCCTCTATGCCATCGGCAATCTCTATGAACAAAGGGAGACTGTGGACATGACCGCCGTAATTGCGGTTATGGCCAGGCTCCTGTTTGCCTACCGTAGGGAGGGATGGTAAGGGTGAAGAATCGCAACCGGGTGAGTTTTGGGGAACTGCGGCAGCGAGTTTCGCTACAAACTAAAACCATCATCAAAGCCGAAGGCATACCTCAGGAAAATTGGACTACGGTCGCCACTGTCTGGGCGGCGATAGCCGACCTATCGGGCAAGGAATACTTCCAGGCCGCCAGTGTCCAGTCCGAGGTCACCACCCTGATCAGGATTCGGTTCCGTGGCGGGATAAATCCGGCAATGCGGATTCTCTATGGCAACCGGGTGTTTGCCATTCTTTCTGTTATTGATAAAGATGAGCGGCACCGCGAAATGGAACTGATGTGTAAGGAGGTGATCCCAGGTGGCGGGTAATCTGACTTTGGAAGGAATGGAAGATATACTTACCCGGCTTAAAGAATTAGGGCAAAGAGCCGGACCCGTGGAAAACCTGGCCCTCTATGCAGGGGCCGAAATCGTCAGGGACAATGCCAGCCAGAGAGCGTCTCGTAGTTTAAAAAAAAAGAGCACCTGGCAGATAATATTGTGATTTCCGAACCTAAGCAGAATGAAAGCAACAAGTACGTCGAGGTGGGGCCAGAGGCTCCATTTTTTTATGGCAAGTTTCTGGAGTACGGCACCTCCAAGATGAACGCCCAACCCTTCCTGGGTCCGGCTAAAGCGGAAAGCCGGAAAGAGGTGCTGGAAACCATCAAGCAGACTCTGAAAGAGGGGCTGGGCTTATGATCAATGTCAAACCGGAAGTGCTGACAGCCTTGGAAGGAAATTCGGATCTGAATACTCTGCTGGGCGGGCCTTACATTTACCAGTTGAAAGCACCGGAAGGATTAGATAAATACATCACATTGTTTGAGTTAACTAATTTCGATTCCGCCTGGGCTGATGACACTGCCCTTCTGGCAGAGGTTCACTTGCAGGTGGATGTATGGGTAAAAGCGTCCAGTACCTCGGCCATTGCGGTTGAGGTGGATAAAACCATGAAGGTGCTGGGCTTTAAAAGAACAGGCAGCGCCGATCTGTATGAAGATGACACCAAAATATTTCACAAGGCACTCAGATATGTAACTGAGCGCCCAATTTAAGGAGGGATAAAACATGGCCGGCATCCAAGTGGGCCTAAACAGCCTGTATTATGCAATCCTAACCAGCGACTCGCCTTCGGGGGCGGTCTACAACAGCCCGGTAGCTATTGCTGGGGCTATCAATGCCAAGATAAATCCCAAAAGTAATACTGAAACCCTATATTGTGACGACGGCCCCGATGAAACCGTGACCTCACTAGGTGAGATCGATGTGGAGTTCGAAGCCAAGGATATTGATCTTAATACTCAGGCAGCCTTGTTGGGACACACCGTAGTGGGCGGGGTCTTGACCAAGAAGTCGACCGATACCGCACCCTATCTGGCTCTGGGATTCAAGTCCCGGAAGAGCACCGGCAAGTACCGCTATGTGTGGCTTTTCAAAGGGAAATTTGCCCTGCAGGAACAGGATTACCAGACTCAGGAGGACAAGCCCAAGTTTCAGACCCCCAAAATCAAAGGGACCTTCATTAAACGATCTTATGACGATGCTTGGCAGAAGCTGGGTGACGAAGATCATCCCGACTGGGTGGCTGCTACCGGAACCAACTGGTTTACAGCGGTAGATGGGGCTGCGCCTAGTGCCTTAACCGTCAGTCTGGTACCCACTGACGGAGCAACCGGGGTTGCGGTTGGGGCCAACCTGACCTGGACCTTCAATAACGCGATACAGGTGAGTGATATGACTCCGGCCAACTTCCTGCTCTTAAGCGCCAGTGACGGGTTGGAGGTTGCCGGCGGGCTTTCTATTGATACGGCTCATAAAGTGGTGACCTTCAATCCCAGTGCAGACCTGGACGGCTCCACCGCCTACCTTATGGTCTGTACCCGGGGGACTAGAGATATCTACGGCCAGAGCTTAGCGGCCAACAGTGTTGGCAACTTCACCACGGCCGCCTAAGAAGAGGAGGGGCATAATGGAAAACCCGACTATCAAGTTAAAAGGCAAGACTTACACCGCGCCAGCGCCTAAAGTAAAGCTCTGGCGCGAGGTGACCAAATTCAAGGAGCAATTCAGCGATACCGCCCAAGGTGACCAGGAAGCCTTGAGCGAGATGGAGCGTTTGATTGCGGCGGCCTTTAACCATCCGGACATAACCGCGGAGGTTATTGAAGAGCAGTTGGATCTAGATGAGTTTGTTCCGCTGTTTTACCAGATTGCAGGTTGGGTGGCGGAGGTAGTCAGCCGGAAGATGAGAGAACTCCCAAACGGACTGGAGCCGACGGACCGGACCTAAACAGTCTGTCGGCTTACCAAATGGTGGTGTATTTCTACCTAAGTCTGGCGCAGAACTACCACTGGATCCCAGAACAGATCGACGCTATGGAGATCGAGATGTTCTGGGATCTGCTCATTGTGGGCGCAATGGTTATTGAGACTGAGGAAAATCCGTCCGGGTACATTGATGAGATTTGGTGAGGGAGGTGAGAACAGTTGGCAGAAACTATCGGCGAACTGCTGGTGAAGATTGGCCTGGACAATACCGGCTTTAATCAGGGCATGAAAGAGTTGGACCAGTCTTTAAAACTGGCCAAGGCTGAGTTCCAGGCTGCGGCCGCCAAGATGGGCGATATGAGCAGCGCCGCCGACCAGCTGAAAATAAAGGTTGATTATTTAAATAAGCAGGCTGAGTTGCAAAGGCAGAAGGTTGCCGCTTTAAAAGATGCCTATGACAAAGCGGCTGCTAGTACCGAGCAGGATGCGGCGGCGGTGGAAAAACTGCGGATAAAAATGCTACAGGCCGAAAAGGTTCTTGCCAATATGGAAAACTCCCTCAAAAAGACGGTCAGGGAGCTGGATCTGCAAGCTTCAGCCTGGACCCGGCTAGCCAAGAAAGCCGAGGACGCTAGCCAAAAACTAAAAAATGCCGGTAACAGTATCACCAGCGCCGGGCAAGGCCTGACCCTGACGCTTACCGCACCGATTATGGCTGCCGGCGGGGCTGCGGTGAAACTGGCTTCGGATACCAATGAAGCCCTCAACAAGGTGGACGTAGCCTTTAAGGATAACGCTCAGGGAATTAAGGACTGGAGCGATACTACCCTGGAACGCTTTGGCATTGCCCGGGGCACCGCGCTCGACATGGCTTCAACATACGGGGATATGGCCACCAGTATGGGTCTTAACACCGAGCAGGCCTCGGTCATGAGCGAAACCCTGGTGGGGCTGGCTGGGGATCTGGCCAGTTTTAAGAACATTAAGATCGACATAGCCGATACCGCTTTAAAATCAGTGTTTACCGGTGAGACCGAATCCTTAAAACAACTTGGTATTGTCATGACCCAAACCAACCTGCAGGAATACGCCTACAGCCAGGGTGTTCGGAAGAAGATCCAGGAAATGAGCCAGGCTGAACAGACTCAGCTGCGGTACAACTATGTCCTGGCCATGACTAAAAACGCCCAGGGGGATTTCGAGCGGACCGGAGCCGGAACCGCCAACCAGATGCGGGTTTTCTCCGAAAGCCTGAAAGAACTGGGAGCAACCATGGGCCAGCATATACTGCCTGTCATAACGCCTTTGATACAAAAATTAAATGAACTGGTCCAGAAATTCGGGGATTTGAGTCCCAGTGCACAGAAGACCATCCTGGTTGTGGCGGGAGTAGTAGCGGCCATCGGCCCGGCGGTACTGATTATTGGCCAGCTGGTGACAGCCGCCGGGGCCATCTCTGGTGTAGTTGGTACAGCTGCGGCAGCCATAGCGAGTGCCAGCGGGGTTACCGCAGCGTTAGGGGCGGCTTTTACCGCTTTGACTGGTCCCATTGGAATTGCTGTAGCCGTTATTGCCGGGCTGGTTTTAGCGGTCAAGGAGCTATGGCAAAACAACGAGAGCTTTCGGACTGTAGTCAAGGAGGTTTGGTCGGATATACAGGCGATTATCACCCAGGCTGGCATTGCCATCCATACCTTCTGGAACAAATGGGGCGATGACCTAATCGCCATATTCTCAAACATCTGGAACATTATCAAGACGGTTTTTCAGACAGCAGCACAAGTGATTATTAACCTGTTCGGATTTTTTCTGGATGTTTTGCAGGGGGACTGGCAAGGAGCCTGGGAGCATATAAAAAACATTTTCATTTCCTTGTGGAACGGCATCAAAACGGTAGTGGTCAACGCTTTTGAGGGTTTAAGAACCCTGCACAACACTCTGCTGGAAATCGGAGCCCATATTATTCAGGGCCTGATTGAAGGGATTAAAGCCAGAATAGATAAAGTCAGAGAAATCGCCGGAGAGATCGCCGAGACAGTAAAAGGAAAGATCAAGGATGCCCTGGCGATCCAGTCACCTTCCCAGGTGATGCACGAATATGGCCTTAATATCGGTGAAGGCCTAAGTACAGGTATGCAGGAAGGACTCACATTTATTGAAGGCTCCGTATCCGATATTATTGCTTCGCTTGTAGATATGCGCAACAGTCTGGTAGATGTAGAGACTGAAACCAACGCCAAGCTGCTGGAAGCTGAAAAAGAGTATGCCGACCAGTGCAGGGAAGTCCGAACCAAACTGGCTCAGGATGAATTAGCATTGCAGCAGGAACTGTCGGACAGACTGGCGGAAATTAGTGCGGCAGGCCTTCAGAAAGAAGCCCAGGCGATTGATGCTTTTAAGCAGAGCTACGCGGCCAAGGTTGAATCCATCAAAAACCAGATCGGGCTGTTTGATGAAGTTAAGGTGCAAAAAGTATCGGGCAAGTCCCTACTGGGCAATCTGGGAGACCAGGTTCAAGAGTTCGACAGCTGGCAGGCCAATTTGAAGTCCCTGGCTGCCAAGGGAGTCGACGAAGGACTAATTGACGAGCTGCGGCAGATGGGGATCAAGGCGGCTCCTCAGGTCGCCGCTCTAAATACCTTGACAACTGATGAGCTTAATAAATATGTAGGCCTTTGGAAAACCAAAAACGCTCAGGCCCGGGCTGAAGCCAATATCGAGATGCGCCAGGCGCGGGTTGATTTAGGTCAGCGCTTGAGTGAGATCAGGATGGAAACCCAGAATCAGCTGACTCAGCAGACTATCGAAATGCAGAACAAACTGATGGAGATGAAAGCCAAGGCCGACGAGGAACTGGCTAAGTATAAAAAGGCCTGGGAAGAGAAGAACGGTGAAATCAAAAAGAACTCCGCCGAAACCATAGCTGCTATCGAAAAGAAGTATGAAGAGATAGTCAAGAAATCAGCCGGGTACGGCATCCAGGCCATGAGTGAGTTAATCCGGGGCATAAGGTCCAGGATGAGCGATTTGCAGGACGCCATGGATGAAGTGAGAAGCATAATGGGTTCCGGTATGGATCCCAATCAGCGCAACTCTCCGTCACTGGTGGACAGGATAAAAACCGGGGTGGTTGATATAACAGCCGCCTACAGCACATTGAAAAACAACCTAAGCAATCTTGGCCTGCAGAGTACCTTGGCAGGTATTGCCCCTGTAGCTTTGGGAGCAGTTGCGGAGGGTACAACTAACAGCAGTTCCACCACCGTAAACAGGATCAGTATAACTGTTAATGGCGGTGCTTCTGACGCCGGAGAGCAAATTTATCGCACCTTGCTGGCTAAGGGGGTGCGCTTCAGTGGCTAAAAGTCTTAGGATTGCCGGGATTGACCGATGGGCTGACTACCGCCGGGGAAGCCTTAACATAAGCCAGATGCTTACCTACCAGGCAGACGGCTGTTCTTTTGCAGTCAAGGGTTATAAGCCTTTGCAGGGCAGCGAAATAATCATCGAAGACACTGCCCTTACAGAACCCCGGCTTTTTGCGGGTATTATCGACCGGGTGGAGCTGATTTACAGTAAGGCCCCGCTGGTGTGGAAAGCCGATTGCCAGGACTACACCCTGCAGATGAATAAAAAGCTGGTGGTTGAAACCTACCTGGGATGGAGCGCTGACGCAATCGTACGGGATATATTGAATAAATATTGCCCGGATTTTTCAGCTGCAGGGGTAGAAAACGGTGCTCCGGTAATCGAATCTACCGGCACCGACTTTAACTACATAATGCCGTCCGATTGCATGAAGTGGCTGTGCGACTACATCGGCTGGCAGTGGTATGTGGACCATTACAAAGTGGTCCATTTTTTTGACCCCGGCGAACTGGGCTCTGCCGCTCCCATGACCCTGCAGCCCGGAGGACGGTTCAGCAACTTCAAAGTCAGCATCGACCATCAGGGACTGCGCAACCGTGTTTATATATTGGGCGGCAGTATGCTGTCCGATCCGCAGACCATAGAGTGGAAAACAGACGGCGCGGCCCGCATTTGGGTGCTGCCCTGGACACCACAGGAATGCAGTCTGCAGGTGGGCGGAGTAGAGTATAGTCTCGGTATTGAAGGTACAGATGAGGAAGACAGCAAGGACTATATGGTGAATGTCAATGACGGCTACTTGCGCTGCTCGGCTGCTACGGATACACCTTCAAGTGGATTGACCATGTCACTGACCGCCAGACAGAGCATAGACGTCATTACCGTAGTCGATGACCTGGCCAGCCAGGCAACCATCTCTGCACTGGAAGGCGGAGACGGGGTGTATGAACACCAAATCAAGGACGACACCCTGGTAACTATTGAAGCGGCCGAATCAGCCGGCAATGCGGACCTGCGTGATTGGGCCAACCCCAAGACCAGCGGCAGTTTTACCACTTCAGTAATTGGCTGGGTTCCCGGGCAGCTAGTAGTCATCGAGCTACCCGAACGGGGCGTTAACTCCGTATTCCTAGTGCAGAAGGTGGGAATATCCTTAAGCGAAGCGGGACTGTGGGTTTTTACCGTGGAGTTCGGGGGCCGCCTTCTAGGGATTGCCGATTTTCTTAAGGCACTGGTTTCGGCGCAGCAGAAGAAAAAAATGAATGATACCAAGCTGATCCATAAGTTTGTTTACGGAACAGAAGCAATATCGCTTACTGACGCGCTGCTTACGACAGTCAGGAACCGGCCCTGGGTAGTCGAAGGCTGCCAAAGCAGCGCATTAATGATAGGGGGTTAAATTTATGGCTGGCGGATATATTCAAGTCCCGCCCGATAGTACCGGGAAAAAGCTTAATGCACGCTACCGGGCTATCGAAGGCGGAGCAGGTTATGAACAATATGTAGCCTGGCACGGGCTACCCACCTATTATTGTTTGGCGTCAAGCGTAGCCCTAGCCCAGAACAAGCATCTGTTTTCAATATATAACGATGCGGGCAGCGGTTATCTGGTAAGGATACCCAGGCTTTCTATTGTCAACATGTCCCTTACAGCGATTACCGGGGTAGGGGTGGAACTGGATTTTATGCGTACCACCAGTCAAAGCGGTGGAACTGCTATTACCCCGCAAAAGGCTGACACGGCGGATGCAACCCTGGCTGCTGGAATTCACATTGCCACCGGAGCCACCATTGCTGAAGGTGCCTTAATGTGGCCGGTTACTCTAAATAATGATGAAATACCGCTTACTCTTAATGCTACCCCCTTACTGGATTTCAATATGATACCCCGGGGATATGACGTTAAGCCTTTATGTATACGGCCGGGGGAAGGGTTCAGCATAAAACAGATAACCAATACCATAGTAGGTCTTTGGTCAGTGCTAGCGGTAATAACCGCTGAGGATGGCGCTTAGGAGGAATTGTTATGTCTATCATATGGGAAATGCATAAGTGGGGGCTTCCCGTTATCCCTCAGCCAGAAAGCGCGGCAATACCAACTATCGGGAGCTTAGCCCGTATCTATCCCCAAACTCAAGCCATGTCACTGCCCCGGGGGCTGCAGATCGCAATGAGCACCGATGGCAGCCTGTGGAGTGAATGGGAATACGTAGACTTTTCCAAAGTGGTGACTGTACCATACCCGGGTTTTATGAAATATGGAGCCTATCAAAAGTCGACTGTACAAGTATTTAACTACAAATCGCCCGAAGAAGCAGATTCAGTTATCGGCTTGACTGTTGTATTGGGACAGTACGGGGTGGTGTGAACATGAAAGATATAATCAGCTTGAAATCGGAGTGGTATCTAGAATATGAAAACGGCAAGATTGTCGGCCCGTTGAATAACTATGTAACCAGTGCGGGCTTAAGCATAGCCGCCCAGAAGCTAGCCGGGTTTTCCAGCCCTTATCTGGTTATAGGGGATGATGTTGCTGAAGGGGATACTATTACTGAGGTTTTCCGCAAATCGGTATCGGTGGTAACCCAGTTGGGCAATGCCATCAGGCTTAGAACAGTGCTCTTAGCAGGAGAGGGCAACGGGCAGCACCAAAAGACCTGTATATTCACCGATGCGACCGATGCCCCCGGCTCAGGCACTATGTTTAATCTTTTAAAGGTGCCTTGGGGGAAGGAAAAGCAGATGATCTTAACAGTGGAATGCAGGCTGACGCTGCAGTAGGGGGTGGATGATATGCTGTTTGCGGCCGAAAGCGGCCAGACCGTTATAGATGAAAACCTGGCCAACTCGCCAATTATAATGCAGGAGTTCTCGCATATTTACGAAGGCACTGCATTTGACGGAAAAACTGGAGCCGGCGTAGCTGAGTATGACTCTGCCGGCTATGATCATGCGGTGAGGTTCAAGGCTGATGCGGCAGCATCTATTGCCAGAGTTGTATTTGAAATCATCAAACATGGCCAGGGTGCAGATCTCTTGCTGGAACTCCGGGATGGATTCAATCCGGACGGCTCAGCAATGGGATCGCTGCTGAGATATATGGTTCTCCCGCAAGAATTTATACCTGTGGCTAAAACATCTTTCAGTATCCCATTGGACATTTCTGACCTGGTCAATGGGGCCTACTACTGGCTGATCGTGAAAAAGGGCGGAGATGCGGACAACCATTTTCACCTGCATGGGGAAACCATTCAGGACTCTTTATACCCGACCTATAAAAGGGCGGGTGACAGCGGTGTGTGGACAGCGGAGAATGCTATCCACTTCAGCGTATATAACGGGGAGACCGGTAATTTGCTGCATGGCATCTACGGCTACAACGCTGTTACCTGGCTCGTTTGGGATGGCGATCTAATCTCCAAGGCTTACCGGTACTTGCCGCCTGCTTCCGGTTTTACCGGCGGGGTCAGGCAGATAAAAACCTACCAATGGTCAGGTGAGATTTTGAAGCGGGGGGTGGTGTAATGTTTGGCTCAGAAGAAATACTGGCCTTTATCCGCAGGCAGGTCGGAGTCAGAACCGATGCCGATGATTCGGCGGGCAGCCTGCATGCCAAAGTCGGCAACCTGAAAGATGTTTTGCAAAATTATATTAAGAACTATACCATCATGCAATTAAGCACTATATCCTCAAACACCGGCAACTGGAGCAGTACTGAGCAAAGCGTAACTATCACTTATAACGGTGCAGGTATTCTGAGGAATATCTATATTCAAGCCAACGGTTCCTCCTCATGGACCAGCAGATGTAGGGCAACTGTTGCCGTAGATGGTGAGCCTTTACCGTATTTCGGTTCTGTCCTTGGCAGTTTAACCTGGAGCACCTCATCTGCTTTTTATATACATTCCGATTCGCTGGGAAGGCTGAATGCTGTTGATGGCAAAACCAACTTGGACATTCCCTTTCGTTCTTCTATATCGGTAACTATATATTTTTCTGTTACCAGCGGAGGTGGTGGGTCTATGATCGGCAATCTGGAAATCTGTAAATATTAGGCGAAGGGGGGTTAAGAGGTCGATGTTTTTGGTATATAACAAGGCTGATGGTTTGGTAGTTCAAGCATCTGAGACTGAACCAATGCTGACTAAAGACCAGGATGTGGTCTTTGCCCATGACCCCGAACTCAATTTATCCAATTATGAAGCTATACGGGTTGTAGCCAAAGAAGGCTGTCACCTGGAGATAAAACCTAATGCCGGATGGCAAAACCGAGTAATCGGCAGCAATAATATCACGCTGGATGAAAAAGTTGCCCGGCTAGAACATTACAACCTGGTACTGATGGAGGGTGTGGCCAAGCTCTCGGAAGCCACTCCCGGCGCGGTTAGCCCAGAGTTGATGGCTGAATTGGTGCTGGCCGGAAAAAGAACGATTGATAAGGTGCCAGCTGATGTCAAGGAGGATGTGTCTAACAGGATTAAGGCTGCCAGCGATTTATAGGCAGCTTACGATAGACTTCGGAATGGGCCTTAGGCTCTTTTTTTATGGCCAAAATTACCGGGGGTAAATCAGATATGGAAAGGGGAGTGAGGGATGGACAATCTAGCGCTGCTGGGAGCCATAGGGACAGTATGCTCGGTTGCCTTCGGGTACGTTGGCTACCAGCAAGGGATTAAGAATGCCTGTAAAGACGAAGGCCAAGAAAGTGGAGAACTGAAAGCAGACATCAAATACATCAAGAGCGGGATCGACGACATTAAGATCGATCTTAAAGTGCAGGAAAAGAGAGTTAACGAACTTTCCGAGCGGGTAACCAGGGTAGAAGAGTCCACCCGGCAAGCCCACAAACGCATTGATGAGATCAAGGACATTTAGGAGGCAGCATGACTTTCTCGAAATTTATCGTCACTTTGTTACTCATTAACGGCATAATCTGGACCTACATGTCTTATTACCTGGCCTATCTGGGGAGAGATCAAATTGCGGAAACGTTGAGCACCGCCGTATTGGTTCAAATTTTGGGTGTGGTGGTCGTTTATTCAGCCAAGGCACTATTTGAAAACCTGAGCAAAAACAACAACTGGCCGGATAAGACAGCCAAGACCGTGAAGAAGGAGGAGGTTACCACTTATGAGCAGCCCTAGTGTATATTTGTCGGCCTCATCCCAGGAAAACAATTTGGGAATTGACGGGGTTTCCGAGGAAGCCAGAATGAACGCACTGGTTCGTGATGTGGGCAATATCTTGACCAGCAGGGGGATAACCGTTTACTACAACGATCCAGCGTGGAGTTTATCGAAAATTGTAAGCGACAGCAACTCTAAAAAGCCGGATCTGCATATAGCAGTCCATACCAACGCTGGGGGCGGTACCGGCACCGAAACTTGGTGTTATGGCATCTCGGGCACAAACAGCGCCGCCTTCGGATCTAAACTGCAAGCAGCCCTAGTCGCTACTTTGGAGTTAAGGGACAGGGGCATAAAAGACAGTTCGGTACCGGGATTCAGATGGGCAGAGGTGGTCAATACCAACGCGACCTCGGTATTGACCGAGTTGCTTTTTCATGACAACGCGGAAGACATAGAGCGGTACAACCAGCGATACCAGCGGGTAGTTGCATCAATGGCGGATGCCATATCTGAGTGGTTTAATCTATCAACTCCCAACCGGGTCCGGATCCTGGCGGGCGGGACAACCATAGATGCGGTAATAATTGATAACAGATCTTATGCGCCGGTGCGCCAGTTGGCTGAAGCCCTAGGTCACACTGTAGATTGGATCGAGAGTACCAGAACGGTGGTAGTGAAATAGCAGATAGAAAGGATGGATAAGATGAGACCATTTTTTGAAAGATTAAAGAGCCGCAAATTCTTAACCGCATTGGCCAGTGCGGTTTTTATTATTATTAATGAAGGGTTGGGAGCACCCGTAAACCGTGAGGCCTATGCTTGGATCTCCGGAACCATTATCGCCTTTATTCTGGGCGAAAGCTATGTGGACGGCAAAGCAGTGAAATAGGAATTAGAAAAGGCAAGAATGGCTCGTGGGGCACACTCGCTCTGCGGGCCGTTTTTTTGTTTCAAGCCAGTCCGATTATGACTCCTCCTGTGGCTTATACCGAAGGCATTTTGAGTTTTGCCTTCGGAGGAGGTAGCGTAATGACGCAGCAGCAAAAGGAGACAATTATCAAAATGCGGCGGGACGGCTGTAGTTATTCAAGAATAGCGGCAGATCTAAGTATTTCGGAAAATACGGTGAAGTCTTTCTGCCGCAGAAACAATCTCGGTGGTGCTTATGCTGGCTGTGGCGTAAACAAGGAAGTGATCATCTGCCGACAGTGCGGAACCCCTATTGCCCAGACCGCTGGTGTGAAGCAAAAACTATTCTGCTCGGATAAATGCCGCCTGGCATGGTGGAACGATCACCCGGAAGCCGTTAACCGGAAAGCCATCTATACCTTCGTATGCCCAACGTGCAGCCGCGAGTTTGCCAGCTATGGAAACAAGCACCGTAAATACTGCTCCCGCACCTGTTACATGAAGGAGAGGTTCGGCAGCCGGCGTGAAGGAGGCGACAGAGAATAATGACGCAGGAGCAGTTTGAACGTGAAAAAGCCTATCGCATAACACTTTCTATCGCCACATCCATGCTTAGGAGCGGGCTGATTACTGAAGAAGAATACAAGAAAATTAATGTTTTAATGTATGAAAAATTTCGCCCGATACAAGGCTGTTTGGGCTGCTAAATGAGTTGCTATTAGGGCAAATCCAGAGGTAACATGTGGTCTGGGAAAGGAGGGTTCCAGTGTGGAGCGGATTATAAGGAAGATAAAACCGCAGGCGTCGATGGCGTCCAAGCGAAAGCGGGTAGCTGCATATGCTCGGGTGTCCAGTGACAAAGAGGCCATGCTGCATTCACTATCTGCCCAAGTCAGCTACTATAGTGATTACATTCAACAGCATAGTGAATGGGAATACGCAGGGGTCTATGCCGATGAAGCCCTGACTGGGACAAGGGACAGCAGACCCGATTTTCAAAGGATGCTTAACGATTGCCGCGACGGACTTATAGATATGGTCATAACGAAATCCATATCGCGGTTTGCAAGAAATACGGTCACCATGTTGGAGACGCTTCGAGAATTAAGACAACTTGATGTAGACGTTTATTTCGAGAAAGAGAATATCCACTCCATTAGTGGAGAAGGCGAGTTCATGCTGACCATTCTCGCGTCTTATGCCCAAGCAGAAAGCCTGTCAGTGAGTGAGAACTGCAAGTGGCGCATCCGCAAGCGCTTTCAGGCTGGTGAGATTGTTAATCTGCGGTTTATGTACGGATACAACATTAAGAAGGGTGAAATAACTATCGACCATAAAGAGGCAGAAATCGTACGCATGATTTTCGCCGATTATATAAGCGGCATAGGGTGCGATAGGATAGCCAGCAAATTAAATCAATTGGGTCTCAGAACCGTCCTAAATAACTCATGGAATGGAAAAAGGGTAGCAGACATAATTAAAAACGAAAAATATACCGGCAATGCTCTGCTCCAAAGAAAGTATGTTACTGATCATTTGTCTAAGAAGCTGGTTATGAACAAGGGGAAACTACCCAAGTATTATGCTGAAGGAACCCATGAGCCGATCATTGACCTGCCCACCTTTCAAAAGGCACAGAACATCATGGCCGAGCGTCGTGAGAAAAGAAATGTAAAGCAAAACCCGGCAAACAGTTACCCTTTTTCAGGTTTGATTCTTTGCTCCCGATGCGGAAAGAACTACCGGCGGGTTACTTACAAGGGCCATACTGCTTGGAACTGCCCGACATTCATCCACTCCGGTAAGGATGCTTGCCCAGCCAAACAGATACCAGAACCAATCCTGATTTCTCTGACCGCTGAAGTGCTAGGCTTGGAGGAATTTGATGAGGTGATTTTCCGGTCCCAGATTAAGCAGATGCAGGTGCCGGAAGCAAACAAGGTCGTTTATATCTTCCAAGATGATCGTGAAGTTGAAACCGTCTGGCAAAACCGGTCACGGAAATTTAGCTGGACAGAAAAAGCCAAGCTAAAGGCTAGGGAAAGGGCACTAGCACATCAGAAGGGGGTTAAGCTTTGAGTGTAGCACGAGCGGTAAAAGTAATACCGGCCAAAGTCAGCCCAATATCACAGGCTGTCAATAACATACCGAAAAAAAGGGTAGCGGCTTATGCGCGAGTATCAACTGATAGTGAGGAGCAACTTTCCAGCTACGAAGCTCAGGTCGACTATTATACCCGGCACATAAAATCAAATACAGAGTGGGAATTCATTGAAGTATACACCGATGAAGGTATCTCGGCTACTAGCACTAAGAAACGCGATGGCTTCAAACGCATGGTAGCTGATGCGCTGGACGGTAAGATAGATTTGATTATTACTAAATCAGTCTCACGGTTTGCCCGCAATACAGTAGATACTCTGACCAATGTGCGCAAACTCAAAGAAAAAGGTGTGGAAATATACTTCGAGAAAGAGAATATCTACACCTTCGACAGTAAAGGAGAGTTAATGCTGACAATATTATCCAGCTTAGCTCAAGAAGAATCAAGATCACTCAGTCTCAACGTCCAATGGGGCCAGCGCAAGCGGTTTGCGGATGGCAAGGTAAGCCTTCCCTACAAACGGTTTCTAGGTTATGAAAAGGGTGAGGACGGACTGCCCCAAATTATCGAAGCCGAAGCCAAGACGGTACGGCTGATTTACAAGATGTTCTTAGAAGGCAAAACCCCGTCAGGTATAGCCAGCTATCTTACCCAAAAAGCCATACCAACGCCGTCCGGCAAGCAAAACTGGCAACCCAGCACGGTTAAAAGCATTTTGACCAACGAAAAATACAAGGGGGATGCCATCCTGCAGAAACGCTTTACCGTGGATTTCCTAACCAAGAAGATGAAAATCAACGAGGGTGAAATACCTCAATATTATGTGGAGAACAGCCACCCGGCCATAATACCGCCGGAGACTTTCGAACTGGTGCAGGATGAGTTTCGGAGACGCAAAGCCGGAGGGAGATATATAAGCGGTATAAGCTGCTTTGCCAGCCGTATTGTATGTGGAGACTGCGGCAGTTTTTACGGCCGTAAAGTATGGCAGTCAAACAGCAAATATGCTCGCACCGTCTGGCAGTGCAACCGGAAATTCAAAGAGCAAGAATTCTGTACTACTCCCCACCTAAAAGAAGAAAATATAAAGAAAGCATTTATGGAGGCCTTCAACAGCCTGATAGATAACAAAGATGAGATACTGGCGAACTATGACGAAATTATAGCCCAGATAACTGACTGCCGGCGGCAGGAAAGAGAAATCGCTAAGATCGACGAAGATTGTGCATCCATTGAAGTGTTAATACAAAAGCTCATTGCCGAGAATGCGCGCTCAGTCTTAGAGCAAAGCGAATACAACCGCAAGTACAGCGGCTATGTGACAAGGTACAATGAACTGCAAACCAGGCGGCAGGAATTAAACACTGATATAACCATGCGCCAGGCCCGACGCAGCCAAATGAAAGCCTTTATTAAACAATTGACCAAGCAGGACCA